TTATTTCTATTACTGCATTACTTGAACCGCTATTTGTTTGAATTAGTAAACCTTTTGCAGGTTCATCTATTGTCGGTGTGATACTGAATATGTATCTTTGAAATTCACTACTAATAGTTGGATTTACAAGTTTGTTGGTATTGTAAGTGTTTGTTGTTCCAAATATTGCCATATTATTTAAAGCACCACTTGAAGTTCCACTCTTTAATCTTATATCGGCACTATAGTAGATTGTCCTATTTGCAGGAAGTGTTATTTGAGTTATGGCAGGTCTTATGTTCCCATAACCACTATATGATATTGAAGTAAATACTCCATCACTTAAAGTGCAATTGTAACTTCCTGTGGCAGTTATTTGTGCTAAATTCTCTACTCCTAAATATATAGGATAAGAGTTTCCTATATATGGTTCATAGGTTGTAGCAGTAGAACCTTTTTCTATTTGTATTACAAAGGTATAATTATTGAATGTATCACTTCCGTCAAAACCAATTCTTATACTATCAATCTTACCATTAAATGTTTTTTGTCTACTTCCGTCTTGTTGAAAATTGGTACTTGTAACTTTTGTGTCACCTTGCATAAAATCTATCCAAATATTTTTTCCATTAGTATGACTACCACTTATAGTTTGCAAAGAAATAGTATATGCACCACTTGGCAAATTAACATCAGTAATTTTTCTACTTGTACCTGTTGTACTTGTACCACTCCAAGTAATTTGTTGATTGTTTATAGTACAATTTGTACCATACCAATTATTCCAAGTTTCGGTCGGATTAAATAAATTCTTCCCACATATATCTATTGTATTATCACCACTTACTACATTAATTGGTATAGGTGAAGATGGTGTTGGTGTTCCTGTTTGACTTGTTTGTCCTAATAATCTTAATACTCTACTTTCTTTAGAAGTATCTACATCAGTTAGTGTTGCACTACCGTTTACTTGGATAGTTTTACCAGCTTCTTCTGGTTCTATACTAAAGTTTTGGATATTTAATTTTGAATAATCTTTTGGATAGTAAAATCTTGAAGTATAGTCTTTGTCTAATTCCCAACTTTTAGGATAGACGTTGTTTAAAATTGTAGAAGAGGGAGATAATATTTCTTCTTTAATTGAAATATCATTATTACTTAATACCTCTTCATTATCTATTGTCATTTTTAACATATATTATCGCCCCATTCCATAATTAAAGTCATTTTTAGCACCACCACTAAATGTTTTTACTTTATTAACCATTTGTCCTAATGAATCCATTTCCATATTATTGGTTACATTAACTATTATTGTTTTAGATGCTCCCATAGTTCCTAAAGTAGAACTATTTATACCATTAGCATAAGGGTTAAACTTTTTAGGTACTACTGCTTCACCTTGATGGATATAAGCAAGTGTATCTTCTGGTACATAATTAGTACCTGTTGCTAGTGTCGGTATCATTTTAAAGTTAGTATGCTTACCACCTATTTCTGGCACCCAGTCTGGTATCTTAATATCATTGATTTTCTTAAGCACTTTATTGATTCCATTTATGATAGCATTTATAGGCGTTTTAACAATATTTCCTATCGCTTTAAATACATTTGCTACCGTATCTCTAACTGCTTGAAAAATACTCTTTATAGCGTTACCAGCACTTTGGAAGCCACTCTTGATTTTACTAATTATGTTGTCTATAAAGTTTCTAAATCCACTACATTTATCATAAAGTAGTTTAAAGGCAGTACCAAACGGATTTACTAAGAACCCTATCATGTATTTCCAGTTTTCTTTTACAAAGTCTATAGCATTTGCAATGAATTGTTTAAAGCCATCTACAAAACCCACTACTACCTTTTTTATTCCATCCCATAAGTTTTTCCAGAAGTTTCTAAATCCTTCACAATGATTCCATAAATATACAAAACCAGCAACTAAGGCTGCTATGGCTGCTATTACTAAACCTATTGGGTTTGCTGCCATTGTTGCATTTAAGAACATAAACGCCTTTTTAACGGTATTTATTATTTGTACTATTTTAAGTATTCCGGAAAAAGTTATTATAAATGTACCTATAACTGAGGTTAAAGTCATAACCAAAGTCTTATGTTCTTTTAACCAATTTATTATATTAAATATTGTAGGCATTACTTTCTTGATTCCATTACCTAATGTTTTAAATGCTTTTTCACCAGTTTTACCTATTTTTTGAAGTACACCACTTATACCTCCCATGGGTTCTAGTGATTCATTTAAACTTTGTACTACATTAGCAACACCTCTTGTAAAGGCAGTTTTCATATTTGTTATAGACGTACTTATACCACCAGTTGAATTTTTGGCTTGTTCTTCAAAACTTGCAAAATCTCCTACACCTTGGGTATTTAATTTTTCTATGGTTGCCATAAATTGTCCCATAGAAATATCGCCTTTTCTTAAAGCCTCACCTAATGAACTAGCATCTACAAAACCCATAGCAGTTGCTACTTGTTTTAATTGGGCTGGCATTGCAGTCATCAAAGAACGCCATTCCATCATATCTGGTTTACCTTTAGCATAGGCTTGTGATATTTGTTCTAATGCAGTTGACTGAATATCAGCACTTGCACCACCTGCTAATAAAGCATTATTTAAAGCTAAATATTCTTTAGTAGATTTTTTAATATCTCCATTAGCAGTAGTAAATCTTTGTACTGCCATGGCTGCACTATCTAGAGAGGTTGGTAAGCCTTGCAATTTATCACTTAATGTATTTATTGCTTCTTCGCTATCATCGGCACTTATTCCTAAATTGGACATTACTTTAGGAAAATTATTTAAAGTATCAGTACGTTTAATAGCTCCATCTAAACTTGCATTAAATATCCCAATGGCTTTACTAATTCCCTTGGCTGCTAAATTACCTAATGTAAAAGCCTTAGTTAAACTACCTACTGAATTACTAAAATTTTTAGTAGCATTATCTACTTGAGAAGTATCGGCAGTAAATTTTGTTAAAATCTCGGCTCCGTTCATTGTTTCACTCCTTTCTATTAAAAAAAGGTAAGGGTTTATAACACCCCTACCCTAAAAGGTTGTTTTTAGCCAGTTACTACTGATGCTTTTCCTTGTAAGCTAATTTCATATTCGAACTCTGAAACATCTTCAGCAGCTCCACCTATTGCATTTAATTTAATAACTGCATAGGCTTCGTATTTTGTATATGCAAGTACACTATTACTTACACCACTTAATAGTTCAAATTGAATATAATCATTAAATTGGCTTATTTCACCATCTTTTAAGAATGTATGAATTTTACTTAATAGTCCCATATCACCAGCATTATTAACATCTAGTTTTAAAGTACCAGTTAATGTTAATGATCCACCAGTTAATAATTTTCTTTGAATAGCATCACACCATACATACCATGTTTGTTCTTCAAAATCAGTTTCTAATGAAATATCAGTTGAAGTACAAGCCTCGGTAAATGTTTTATTTGAGCTAGTACCAGTATTAAAAGCAAGTCCTTTTATTAACTCACGATTATTTATATACCATTCCATAAACTTCCTCCTATCCTATCCTATTTACTACACATTGATATGTAGACATATAAGCAACTCGCCTTATATCTAAATATTCGATAGCTCTAGGATTTGTGTATTGTTTAAACATTATTTGCCATTTTTGGCTTCCATAATCTAAGTAGACATTTTTACCAATTAAATCATTTATTTTATTTGCTATTTCGTATTCTTCTTGGATATTATCGCCACATATTTCTATATCAAAATAGTTATATAATGGGTTATCAGTTCCAAAGAATACTTCTTTTCTACCACTTGTTTCTTGTACTACTATTACTTTAGTATCATTATCATTGGTTGAATATTCAGCTTTTATAGAATAATCTTTAATCAAGCCTCTTAAATAAGTAATTAATACTTTATTTTTATTTCTTTTATCTTCTTCTGTCATTTAAGTTCCCCTTGAGCGTTTTTTAAAGCTAATTCGTTAATAGTATTTCGATACTTGTTATATACTGATACATACCATTTTGGTAATGTGGATTTATTAGTCCAGTTTGTACCAGCACCATAATTCCAAACTTTAGGTGCGTATTCTACACCTTTAGCTCCTAAATGATATGTTCCTTTAGTTTCTTGTACTACACCTTCAGCCATAGAAGCTCGATTTAATTCACCAGTTAAGTATGGGAAGTGGTGCATTGAATTAGTAAAGTCTAGAGTGGCTCTTGCTATTCCAAACACTACTCTATCTTCCCAATTACTTATTTCTTTTACTGGCATTGGTTTAACAACTTTAAAGGATATATTAAACGTATCTTTACTCATTTAACGGCAAGTCCTATATTAGCCTTTTTATTCCATAACCAATTATCTTGTACCTTTAAAACTGAATAAGTTCGTCCTTGGAAAAGGATTTGATCGCCTTCTTTTACATCTGTATCAGCTTTGACTATGAAATAGCCAGTTGCCTCTGGAACGGTGTATATTCCAAACCTAATGGCTTGGTCGACGTTATAAGGACATACTTTTATTTCTTTTTCAGTTTTATCTTGGTCATCGTAAAAGTCGCTTGTAGTACGATTATTTTGTACTAAAGTGGCTTTCATCCCATTAACATTAAACATTAAAATGGTATGTCCATTCCCATATTTGTATTAATTGGGTTACCTCGGTACATATACCCAGCATTAGCTAGTATTTTGTAAGCAAGTGTAGATAAATCGGTTTTTAAGTCTACTGACATATTACCAGCTTGTATAGAACCTCGATTATCTAAGAAAGGCATTTGATATTCTCTTAAAAATCTACATTGTTCCATACTTGCTCTTTTAATTGCGTCTGGTACATTGTTTTCATTCCATTGGGCTCTATATCTTAAACCAACGAATGAATATACCATTTCACACGCAACTTCTATTTGCCATTGTTCAGTTTCAAGCATGGTATCAGTTCCATACTTTTCGTTATATTCGCCAATTGTAAAGAAAGTCATTTACTGACCTCCTTTCTAATTAAGATACTGCTTCAGCTTGAAGTTTAATAATAGCTTCTGGACGGACAACTTCAGCACCAAACATTTGGTTACCTTCTAGTACATAATATCCAGGGTATCCTTGAGGTGAATTATGTTGTACGAATGCACTAAAGAATGTATCTCCTACTACTGCAATAGGGTTGAAGAAGTATCCAACAACAGTTTCATCATGATCTTCTACTGTTGGGTTAATGTAATTATCATTAATCTCAAATGCACTAATACCATAAGCAACACCAATAGTACCCATATCTACACCTTCACGTCCTTGTAATGTTTCGAATTTAAGAACTGAAGTTAAAGCTGATACATATTTAGCGTATTCAGTTGCTTTTAAACCAATTCTATATTCACCAACTACATCATTATTGAATAGTGTAGCTCTTAGGTTATTTAAAGCATCAATATATGCTTCTTTAGTTGCTGGAGCCCATTGTGAAACATTTGTAACACCAGCTTTTAATTTTGTATATCCATAAGTATCAATTTGTTTAGCGATAGCTGAATCTTCTAAATCAGCAGCATCTTGTACTGCGTTAGTAATATCGCTACCAGTAATAACCAATGGTACTCTAATTGAGTAGTCCATAGGTAATTCAGTTAAATCAACCATAGTTCTACCATAAGTAGTTAATGCTGGATTTAATCTATTTTGGATTTCTTTTGTTTGTCTTACATTAACACTTAAAGCGTTAGTTTTTGCTATTTCAATAACTGGTGCTCCAGTTTGTCTTAGAGTACCAATATAAGCCATATTTAAGAAGTTATAGAATGTACTTTGATATAAAATACTATCATAAACTCTTTTAGCAAAGGCTTGTAAATCTAAATTAAATTCAGTTTGCATATTTTTTCATTCCTTCCTTATCTTGCTATATCTTTGATAGCAGTTTTTCTAGTTACATTAATTGGATGGTTTTCAGTAGTAGTCTTACTTACTGAACCCTCATTTGGTATTTCTACTTCAGCTTTAGGGAAATAGGTAGCACCAAACTTATCTTTAATTAAACCAATAGCCTTACTATCATCTTTTTCTTCTGCATAAAGACTATTTCTTAATTGTGCTATTTCCTTTACTTGCTCTTTAGAAAAACCTTGACTAACAATTTCTACTTGTAGTCTTAAATCGTTATTAGAACTAGACATACTAGCATTACGTTCTTCTAATGCGTTATAGCTCTTTTCTAATTCGTTGTACTTAGTTTCTAATTCAGTATATTTTGAAGTGCTTTCTTTAGATGAATTAGTTAATGCCTCTTTAACTGCATTATCTTTTTCGCTTTCTAGTACATATCCTTTTCTAATATCCTTTTCCAACTTTTCGATGTTTATATCATCATTGGATAGTTGAATATCCTTGTTTGTAAGATATTTGTTAATATCCATACATAATTCCTCCATTCTAGACTGGAAGTGCATTTGGTACCAACCCAGTTTTAAGACATTTGATAGGTCTATCTTTTAATCACTCCTACTTGTTTTTTGAGCTCTTCAGTAGGTAATGATTTTTTGAGTTCTCTTATGCTGCGATTTATTGCTGATATTTTAGATTTCAAAGTATCTACTTTACCTTGATTTCCAATAGCATTCGCTATCTTCATATCAGTTCTTAAATTAGATTTCTCTAATGTAAGACTATTTACTTTTTGCCTTATTTTGTATTGTTCTTCTAATTCCATTGGTGTATAGGCGTTACTTGTTATTTGGGTACTATCCCAGAATATTGATAAGGTACATTTACAATTAGGGTGAAGTATATCCCCAGTACGCTCCATTGCTTCTACTCCTATTATGTTTTCTACCATTTGTTTAGTTAGTATTCTATTTTGCCATGATACGCATTCTATACAACTAAATGGATGATATGGAATTATAAACAATTCATGCTCTAGTTTTTCACTATCGCTTATTGTTTGATTCCATCCTGATCTAGTTAAGTTAACATTGTGTATCATTGATAAGTAAGTAGATAATTGTACTTTTCTTACTATTGCACCATTACGATTAAAGTAAGATACTATTTGATTTATACTTTTATTGTATGTGTCTATTCTTTTATCTAAATAGACTTCCTTATCTACGCTTTTTATGGTTTTAGATGCTATTCTATAATTATTCAGAACGTGTTTTTTAAATCGTTGTTCAAACTCTCTGAAATCACTTTCTGGTGTTAATTTAAAATATTCTTCATCTATAACCCAGTTTTCTATTTCTTTATATCTATCATCTAGTCTGCCTAAATTAATAGCTTCATCTACGTTTTGTGAATTAACTATCTTTTTGAGTTCGTCTATTTGTTTATCCATGAACTTATGGTTTATACCATCCCATATTTTATTTAATTCTTTTTCAAAGTATTCATAACTTCTACCTTCGTCTAAACATCTAAAGTAGAGAATTTTTGTTTTATTTTGTTTATTAGTGTAATAGACATTTGTTAAATAAACGGATTCACTTATATGTTCACTAGATTTCTTCATATTCAATTCTTACGTCTGCTCTTTCTTTTTTCCATTCTTCAAATAAGTCATCACTTTTAACTTCTTCATCTATTAATTTATTTAGAATTGGTGATACTATCTTAGTTCTTGTACTATAAGGTACTCCCATTACTTGTTGTACTCTTTGTAATACTTGTAATTTCTTCATATCGTCTAGTCTTTCATTATCTCCATAGTCCCAAACTAGATCACTAGGTATTACATTTTCTTTAGTTCCTAATGCTTGTTGAAGTTTAATTACATTTGCTATTAAGTTATTTACTTGAGGTTCTATTTGTTTCTTAATAGCTTCTATTGTCATTTCAGTTAGATTTGCGTTTAAGTCTATACTTGCTACATTTTGATATGTATCTTTTTCATAACCAAAAGTTGCTGGGCTTAAATTTGCTAATTGAATAACTTGATAATCACAAAATTTAAAACATGATATGTATTGTTCTACTCTTATATCACCTTGTAAAAATTCAAAGAATTGGTGTTCTTTATCTCCAGGTAATAATGTAAAATAATCTTGTAATTTATTTACCTTTAAAGTTTGTATTTCATACATATTAGAACGTGGTTGCCAATTATTTGTAAGGTCATTGGTTTGATAATGTTGAGTAGTTACTATTCTTGTTTTAGTCTTTTCTATTTCTTCACATAGTGTATTGAATATTTCCATTTCTTCATTTAAGAACTTTTCACTATCCCTAAAGAAGTCTTGTCCAATATCTATGTTTATTAACGGATGGTAAGGTAAGTTATATATAGGCTTATAATCACTACCAGTAATTTTGTTAAACCTTGTTATATCTATCTTTATCCATTCGTTTTTATTCTTAACCTTTTCATAGGCTTGTAATACTAATGTTGAAGTACCATCTTCTTTTTGTTCTAGATGTTTATTTAGTGAATAACATTCATCACCAGAAGAATAATCTTCAATAATATCGGCTTTTAATACCTTGTCATATTTTTGCACTAAGTTATGTATTTGGTTCTTTCTTAAACATTCTAGATATACTTTCTTATCGAATTTATGAATATATAAGAACGATTCTTTACAATATACTGCTTCTTCTAATGCTTTACCTAGACTTGGCATGATCCAATTAATATCTAGTCCATCAGTTTGTGTTACTAAATCAGTACCAAAGATTTGATTTCTTATATATGTACCTATCTTTTTAGCTGAAGGTGCTAACTCGAATCGTGTTTCTTCTTTTATATTAGGTATTCCGTTTGTAGTACCTGGTACGGTTACTTTAGCTACTACTTGAATAAAAGGTGGCTGCAATACATAACTTTCTCTTATTTTGCCTTCTAGCATTAAATATCAACCCCTTTCTCTAACACTACGCCTAAGTGTGTAGTTCTTTTTGCTTCATCAGTTTTTAAAAGTTTAACCGGTTTAACTAATATCTTTACTAAGTTCTTTCTAAATAGTTCTTTGTGTCCTATTACCCATATTTCAAATATTTCTTTTGTAATATCTGTATTTTCATCTATCTTTAGTTTCTTGATTAATAAACCATCATAGTATAAATAAAGTGTCCATTTTTTATTCAACATAAAAAGCACACACCCTTTCTCGAGTATGTGCTTTCTATTGCTTTCCAAATTATGCACTTCAAACCTTACCTATATATTAACATTTTGTTAATTTTTTGTCAATATCTTATTTTCTTTAAATTGGTAATGGTCTTTGTATATAGAATATACTTCACTTTTCTTACATAGCCTACATGGTATAGTTATTTCTAAAGGTATTTCTTGACTTACTCCTAACTGCTCTAGGTTCTTTAGATATTCTTCTATATTTATTTCACATAAGAACCTTTTTGTTTTTTTGCATTTAATTACCATTGTATCACCCTATACTACTGGAGCTCTACCACTCTCTTTAAATACATCTATGATATAAGCCAAACCATCTCTTGAATGATCTTTATCTTTTACATAGCAGTTAGTACCTTCTCTTAAACTCTTTTGTTTATCGTATCTATAACCCTCTAATTCAATTAAACCTTCATCTTTATTTGATAATTCATATACCCCATTAGGAAGTATATATCTTATGCTTGGTTTTTCATATACATATAACAACTCTTTATAAAATAAAGACTGCATATATTGATTATCTCTATCTACTGAACCAGCACCTTTTTTACTTGTTTCATGTTGTATATTATCAACTGTAAGCCTATTATCAAAATGAGCTGCTTCACTATCTATTACTATATTGGTTATCGGTACATTTGGGTATTTATCTTTTAAGTATAATAAGAACCATTTTAGTTGGGTGGAATAGTATTCAGTAGTAGGTGTATCTTTTTCTACACTTGGATCGTGATAATATATTTCTAGTCTTACCAAAACCCACCTTCTATCACTTTGTCTTTGACATAAGGCAAGTGGTACGAATGTAGTTGGGTTTACTGAACCATAATCACATCCAATACCTATTTCCCTTATTATTAAGCCCTCTAGTGTATTTATTTTATTTATTTGAGTAAATACCTTACCTTCTGCTATTACCCACTTACAAAATACCTTTTGTTCCCTTAAACTACCTGGAGGGAATGCGTTAATGGCTGCTCTTACTTTTTCTTCAGTATCTAATATGGGGTTATCATAAGGAAAAAACGTATATTTAATATTGTCTTTATTATCTATGTACCTTATCTTATATGGATGGTTTTCATTACCCTCTACATTATAACTATGTATTGTTTTAAAGTATGGATGTCCAGCATAAGACATTTGTCTACCTGGTATTTCATCAAAACTAGCTCTTAGATTATCACTTGTATATATTCTGGCTGCCTCATCTACCCATACGAATATTAATGGTTTACCTAGTATCTTATTAAATGATAAATAGGTATTAAATCCAAAGAATAAGAACTTAATACCATATATTTCTAAATACTTCTCACTTTGTCCATACTTTAATGTATATTCTTTACCATTGGTAAAATGAAACTCATCAGTTAATATAGTTTTAAATACTTCTACTATATTATCGTTTAATGTACCAGTGTCCCATCCTATTATTGCACCATAATATTGTCTATGTATGTATCCTTCTTTTTTTCTTTGTTCTTTTTCATAATCTCTAAGGTTCATAGCATATTCTATTATAGCAGTACATATATCGTATGTCTTACCACTTTGTGTACTACCTAATACACTTATATCTGGTTTATATGGTTCTACTATATCTTTATAGAGTTGTATTTGTTTCTTTGATAGAATCATCTTTTATTTCCTCTATCTTTTTATTTATTCTCTTTATCTTTCTAGTTGTTTCACCTTGGCATTTATTAGAACTAATATCTTGTAATATAAGTTCTTTCTTTTCCATCTTTAACTTATCTTCTTCTGATACTATTAGTCCATTACTACCTTTTAACATCCAGTTATTTCCTACTTTAATAAAATCCATATTTAAAGCCCCTCTCATAAAATTACTTAATGAATAATCATTTCTTAAATTTAGATCATTCAGTCTTATCTTGTTCATACATAACTCTTTCTAAATTAGAATTATCTACTATATTAATTTGAACATTAGGTGTTTCATTACCTACTACACCATTTTGTGCTAGTGCTTTCTTATCGTATAGGGTACCTATGGCAGTAGTTATTTCACTTAAACCATTTACTTGAAGTTTTCTTAAATTACTTACTACACTTTTCTTTTCTTGAGGTGATATTTCTTCTTTATCTGCATTATATACATCATAGATTAAATCTTCCAATTCATCTTGTTTTTCTAATGCAGTATTTAATCTTTTTTCTAGTAACATAGTAGCTTTGTTTATTATTCTATCGGCAGTTTCTACAAATTCTTCTTTTTTTTGAACGTATAGTTTAGTAAATTCTTCATCATTTATATGTTCCTTAACTAATTTTCTTACGGTTGCTTCTGGAATACCTAGATTTCTACCTGTTTCACTATAATTTCTTGTATAGGCGTAAGATAGCATAACCTTATATAAAGTTTCATTATCGGTTTTTTGACCTTGTGCCATTTTTACCACCCCTTTATTCTAAATAATCATCATAAATAATTAATTCAGTTATATCTTCATTACCCCAATTTGTTCTAATTACTACATCGCCATATTCTTTATAAAATTCCATTAATTCTTCTAATGTATTTATTTTCATAAACCATCCTAGTTCTTCACCAGAATAATGTCCTTCAGCATCTTTCCATCTGGGGTACTTTTTAGAATATAATCTAACATCTTGTATGGGTTTTTTATTGCTCAACAACAAAGAAGCTCTTTCCATTTTAAATTCCATATTGATACTCCTTTAACAAACCTACTGCTTAACCCTCTACTAGCACATTTGTAGGTTTCCTAGTTCCCTTTTTATCTCCCATTTAATTAAAATAATTTATATAATGGTTCGTTAATTTCTTTTAGTAATTTTTGTGCTTCTTCTAGGTTATTAAATGTATTAATAAATTTTAAACCATTACTTACTACATATACTTGATTTACTTTAAGTTCAGCTTCTACTATTGTGTATTTATCTTCATTTTTATGTGTAATTTCATATTTTGGTTTTGGTCTTTTACTTGTAATATAATTAAAGTCTATTTTTTCGTTATTAATAGTTCCTTCAAATTTTGCTTTCTTTAGTTCTTCATTAGTTAATTCCATATAATCTAATCTAGCAAATAAATAACTTGTTGGTACTACATAACTTGTACCTACTTCTTTATCTTCATATACTCCTAATTCTTTACTAATGATTCTTACTTTTTCGTTAAATTCTTTTAATGTTTCTTTTTTCATTTTATACCTTCCTTGTTCTGATTTACCTTATTAGATAAATCTCTATATATTTCTTGGTTTGATTTATATATATTTGGAATTGCATTTACTCTTTTTAATCTACTCCAGTATTTTCTTTCACCTTTGTCTTTTATTTCACTTAGGTTTATTACCCTGGATTTAATTATTGTATAAAATGGTTCAGTTTCTGGTATTGAATTTAATTTAGCACTAAATTCTTCATACCCCATCTCTCTTAGTTCTTTTAAACTGATATTCCCATATCTAGCACAAAAGAACGCATATATTTGTAATATATCGTGTGGTAAGCATATTACCATATCGCCATTACTTTTTTCTTTATCTAGAGGGTACTAGGCATTCACCCAACTTAGCAGCAAATTCTTCTACTTCTTCTTCAGTAGTTAAACCTATTTCTTTTATTAGTGTTTCATAAGATACACCTAACATTTCTTCTACTGATTTAGTAAATACTTTTGCTTGTTCTTCTTCTATATAGCCTTGTTCTATAAAATCTTTATTAGAATGATCTTGTATTGTTTTACCATCAACATGGGTTTCTACAATTAATGATTTAACTGTCTTACCTTTTTTAGCTAAATCGTCTACCATTTCCATTCTAGCTTTTTTATTTACGTTTTGTAATTCTTCAACTATACCCACTTTACTTTTAAAATGAATCTTTTCTTCTCGATATGTTAAGGTATAATCATCCATTCCGTTTTTGATTATCTTATATTTCATTTCATCCTCCTGGGGTTTGAAGTTTTCTTAAATACATTATAACATAAAAAGTTAACATTTTGTTAATGTTAACTTATTTTTTTAATATTACGATTATAATAATCTTCTATAAATTTTTCTTGCTTACGTTTTCTATAAGCATTTAATACTACTTCTGGAGGCACTATATCTTTTAAAACTTTTATCCATTCATTAACTGTTCTATCTTCTTCAAATTCAGATTCTAATGTTATTTCATCAGTAGATAGTATAGGAGTAAAATAAATATTATTCATCTACCTTAAATTCTTCTTTTAACCACTTGACTTGTTTTTTATCATTTTCAGTTAGTTTTACTGCTTTGAGTGCTTTTATTTTGTCTAATAAATAATCTAATCTAGTTAAATTAGCCGAATAATAGCCTCTACCATCAATTTTAACTAAAGTTTTATACATTTCTTCAGTTGTATTTCTAACTTCATTCTCTATACTATTTATGATATTATTTAATCTTTCTATTTCTTCACATAACTTTGTTATGTTTTCTATTTTGCTTAAATTGTAATAATCATTATCTCTATATTGTTCTAATAATTCTTCTATATTCACTCTTTATCAACCTTCTCAATTTTATAATCTTTTAGCATATAATCAATTAGTTCTAAATCATATTCTTCTGTTGTTAAAGATAATGATATATGCCTTTTAGTTAAATCTTCTTTGTGATAATCTCCAGCTATTTTCCAAACAAAACACAT